GCCACGTGTGGGAAGCCTACCTTTTCGGTTGGGCTTCCACCTGCCGGTAAATACCGACAGGGATCCAGACACGCTTTAGGCGTACGCGACGTGTCAGCGCGTATTGTCCACTAGCAAATGGGACGCCATCACCACACAGTAAAGTGCGGTTAACTCTGCACCAGCTGTCCGGTCGCCGATCTTTTATGAAGAGCGGCCGGAGAGTGTATCCCTCGACGTAGTATCTCATCAGCCACCTATTAAAACGGTGGCGGACTCGGTACAGGTCGTTAAGATACATGGCGATTCCCCAGGGTCTGTAATACGCTAAAACGCGTACTACACCCGGACCTTCACCCCCTACCGCGAGGTAGGGGATGTTGTATCCGCAGCCGCGAACGATTTGTTCAATCGCCGCTGCCGTCTGGGTGTAACCTCGTTCATAGAGTCGATTACTGTAATCAACCCACGAAGTTATATTGCTAGGACTGCCCTCGGATGACCACGTAGTGCGAAACCGCACGGGTGTGACATCAATGCCAGTAAAGGCATCGCACCCACAAGATTCTGCGAAGAATCCTGATACGCAACACTTGTCCTCGTTGATCGTGAGACCAACTAATTCAAGCGCTGATCGTGCCAAGCTATAGTTTTCGCTTGGCACAACTATGTCATCTCCGTACACAAAGCAACGAGCAGCTTCATCAGCTAACCTCGTACCCTTGTGCCAACTAACATATGCCACTATGACGGACCAAAAAACAAGCGCCTCAATGGGAAAGCATAAAGCTGACCCCATCGGTGCGTACTTGTTCAGGAGCACGTCATAGTCTGAGAATTGCGTCCGAGTGCTACGAAGGGCAATTAAGCCTTCAAGCAATCGCGTGCCGGCGAAGAGCTCTTTTACAAGCTCCAAACCGACTCGATCTGACGCATTCTTCAGATCCATTGTAACCCACGGCTCCCCACGGGATGCTCGCAGAGCCAAGTCACGATTTACCCCCTGATCCGCGAAATTAATGCGGCCAGAAGTTAGTCGGTGACTCTCGATCGTGTTGTAAAGACGATCTTTAAGGCCCTGCTGCAACCACATGAGTTCCAAGGGTTCACAGGATATCAGACGCGGTCCCCGCGAATCTTTAGGAACAAACACCACCTTTGAGGTGGGTTCGTTCTCATCGATTACAGGCCGCGTAAGGTACTCTTCCTGGCAAGCAGATAGAGACAAGCACATGTAGTCCCAGAAGGGATACACGCGCTCTATCGATGCATAACGTCGACGTAAGTACGTCTTCTCATGCACTCTCTCGCCAGTAGATACAACGCCGGGCCCATGGGAGGGTTTAATTTCCCTAGGGTCGATGTTGCCTACAATCCTCGTTATGAGGATTCTAGCCTTCTTAATAAGCTGTTTTAACAGCCACAAGCCAGCGTTTTCATCCATTAGCACATCTTCATCGGTGGACATAGCGGCCTGAACTTTCCAGTTCAGGGAGCGCATGTCCGCCTCGTCGATCTGCCACTGTTTGACTACGCCTTCTTGTTGAGAAGGTGAGTACGGTAATTCCAGTTTGTACATTATGTAACACAACTGGCGCATATGTTGGACAGCACGAACATCCGCCGGGAAGGAAACCCTCCCGTCAGGTCCAAGGAACCTCGACGTCAGCCACTGAAACAGTGGTTCTCCGGGCAAGTTAGCCGGATAGACGAACGGTTCATTGGAAGCAAAGCACTTGTCAAGTGCCTTGCCAAGTTCAGGTAAGAACACGGTATAAAACCGCATTCTATGCTTAAGCCAAAGCGAGTCCAAGATCTGGAACTCACACTTCAGCTCACTATGAGGTATGCTGTGACTGCCCACTACTTCAATGTAGAGGGTCCGCCACAGACGATGGTATAAACCATCACTGGCTTGTTGTTTCATATATATGAGAACTCAAGTCAGCTATATCCAGAACATACTACTCTACAAAGACGCCAACGACCTTTATGGCGTTGAATGCGTTTCTCGTCAACCCGAAGGTAACCCCCACCACCCACAAGGATGATGATCGTCAGTTCGCCTTATCGGCGGAACCAACGACAGCACTCGCGTATTGCGAATACCAAAGGCCCGATAATCCGCACCCAACGACTTACTAGTCGCAAGGTGGTGGTCCGTATTTTTCTAACGGACCGCCGATGGATCACGCGCAGCTTAGATTTCGCCACGCGTGAAAGCGGTAAGATCAGCAACGCTATTATTTTCGGCCAGGCCGGAAAGAATAGACGCGACTTGCGCTACTGTCAGCTGGCTTCCGCCAGTCTTAAGAGGCACTTGTCTGATGATCATGACGCTATCGGTGACTGGAGTGCCATCACTGGCGACCCCATTCACGTCCACACGGTACAAACTGCGACGGGATTTGTTG